CGTTGATGCCAGCCGCCTGGGCCGCGTCGGCCTTGAGCGTGTCGCCACCCACGAGCAACACCTGAGAGAACGCCTCCGCGTAGTCGCCCAGCGCGTCCGTCACGGTCTGGCGGTCCTCCTCGGGGCGACGAGAGATCATCACGACCGTGTTGCCTTCGGACACCGCCTTGCGGGCGAACTCGCCCCACATGGCGGGGTCGGCCGCAAACGTGCGGTCGAAGTCTATGCTGATCGTGAGGGCACGAGACTCGACCGATTGCGAGCGGGCCGCAGGGGGCGCTGCCGCCGGGGCTGCGGGAGCCTGTGGCGGCTCTTCCTGCTTGACCGCGACGCCTTGCAGGATCGTCTCGACACGGGCCGCAGACAGCACAGGGAAGGCCGCGGCGATGATCGCCCTGGCGGCATCCACCGACAGGAGCCCGTCGGTGATTTGCTTGACCACGGTCAGGAGCGACGAGACCTCCGCCGTCGTCAGGCTCGTCTCCGCCGACTCGCCCGGCACCGCGGGCACCACCGGCTCGCCAGCCGCAGCGGCCAGCCCGCCCTCGACCGCCTGCCCGTCGATGCCGCTGCCCGGCTGTTGCTGGGCCAGCACGTCGCCTTCGGTGGGCTGTTCGCCAAGCGTGCCCATGTTTAGCGGGCGGTAGCGAACGTCGCCGCCTTCGACCGGGTCCATGTTTTCCAGTTCGCGGATGTCGTCGGTGTTCAAAACGCCGATGTCCCACATGGCCCGGTAGTAGGCCGACCGGCTTGAGGAGTCGCCACGCATCAACCCACGCACGTCGAACTCAACCAGATAGCGGTCGTCGTCGATGAGGTCGCGCATGAACGCCGACTCAAACCGCCGCAGCCACGGCAGGATCGTGTGCTGCACGAACTCAATGTCGGCCTGCGCACTGCCCGCACCAGACCCGAGGAGATGACCGGGCACCCGGAAGAGCCGGGCGATCTCGTCCAACTGGTAACGCCGCAGCTCCAAAAACTGCGCATCGGAATTGCTCGACTGCGGAATCTCGTAGGGCTTCAGGCCGCCCGTGAGCACGGCCGTGTTGTGGGAATTTCCCACGCCGCCATGACGCCGGTCCCACTGCGACCGCAGCGCCTCGCGGGCCTCCGCGTTTAAGTTGCCGTCAGTCGAGAGTACAAACCCGGGGCGGGCACCGGCTGCGAAAAATCGAGCCCCGTGCAACTCGCAAGCCCGGGCTAGTGCGATGGCATCCTTGCACTCCTCGACAATCGACATCCCATTGATGCCGTCGTCAGAGGGGCCGCGAATCTGGAGGATCTGCTCGTTCGAGTAGACCGTCTCCGTGCCCTTGTCTTCGCGGAACTTGTAGCGAATCTTGCCGTTCTCGATCCGCTCGACCTTCATCCGGCTGGGATGGAGCGGCACGATCTGCCCGGCTTTCAATTCCGAAAACGCGTTGCCCCAGAGGCCGACGTGAAAGACGGCCTGCTCACGCCACTCGAAGCTCGTCTGCCACCCGTTCGGCTGGGCGTGCAGTTGGCGATAGAGCGGCAGTTCGCGGGCGACCCGCTTGCCACCCCCAGGCGTCCGCTCCAAGACGTGCAGCGGCAGGCTCGCCACCGTCTCGGCGATCACCCGCAGGCAGGCGAACACCGCGGCGACTTGGTGGGCGTTGTTCGAGTCGATGCGGACGCCCGCCGAACTCCGCGAGTCGCCGTCCTCATCCCACATGCGGGCCTCGCCTGGGAGCCAGAGGATGCGGTGTTCTTTGTTCTTGGCGATCATATGAAGAAGATTTCTGGGCCGTTACCGGCCGCGTTCGTGATGCTGTTTGCTTCCCAATAGCCCAGAGCGAATATCAAGGCCACGACGCCGTCGATGCGGCCGGTACTCTTTTTCTTCACGGGGCGAACGTCCTCGAACGCATTTGTCTCCACCGTGACGCAACCGGCCATCCACGAGAGCACCGGGTTGCCGCCGTGGCGGATCCTCTGTTGGAGCGTCAGCGACTCAAGCAGCTTCGTGGGACTGCTCATGTGCCGAAACCCTTGTCCGTATGATTCCACGTCCAGCCCGGCCCCTTGCAGTTCCACCGACAACTGGACGGCTCCGCTGATGTCCATCAGCACCTTTTGCACTTGGTGCTTCTTTGAGTATTCGAGGACGTATTCGCGGATCGAGGCGTGGTCGATGACGTTGCCGTCCGTCGCCTTGATCCAGCCTTGATTGACCCAGTGCTGGAACGGCTGCCGATCCGTCCGCTCCCGCTCCATGATCAAATCGCGGGGAGCCCAAAACATCGGGTCAATGTCAAACGTGCCGTCTTCGTTGGGGAACAACGCCACGCACGCCGACAAGTCGGTGCTCTTCGACAAGTCCATGCCGATGATGCACTTCCGCCCGGCCAGCGGCTCGACCGGCTCGCCCGAACACGCCGCCCACTTCTCCGGGTCAATCCACCGCTGCGAACTCTCTACCCAGACGCCAAGGGAGTAACGCAGCCACCCGTTGAGTTTCGTGCTCTTGTTCCTAGCCTCCTGGGCATCAGCGGCGAATGACTCCTCGGTCATGGTGATACCCATGCCGGGATTGCAGCGTCTCCACACGGCCGGGTCAAAGTAGTCGTCGGTCCCGTCGGCCTTCGCCGCAAAAATCTTGCCGTAGAACCGGGGGTCGTAGTTCGGGTCGGCGATCACCTGTTCCGCGTACTCGTGCTGCTCCCAGCAAATCGTGTCGCGGCGATCTCCGGCCGTGGTGATCGTGCAGAGCAGAGGCTCGGGTCTGGATCGGCCGGAGTACCGCAGCGCCTCGAATAGACGCCTGTCGGGCCACGCGTGCAGCTCGTCGCAAAACACAAACGAGTACGACGGGCCTTCGGCGGCACCGGCGTCTCGGGAGATCACCCGCAGATTGGAGTCGGTGGCGGCGCAGTAGATCGTCTTGCGGCTGTCGATGACTTCGAGCACCGACTTCAGTTCAGGCGACCGCTTCACCATCGCGGCCGTTTCGTCAAAGATGATCGCCGCTTGGTTGCGGTCCTTGGCGGCGATGCAACCCAATTCGCCCTGGCCCTCCATCAGAAGGTGCCAGACGGAAAGGCAGGAGAGCAGCGTGCTCTTCGCGTTCTTTTTCGGCACCTCGATATACGCCAAGCGATAGCGACGCTTGTTGTCGGCCCCTTGCCACCCATAGAGCGGCTCGATCACGTCTTCGATGTGCCACTTGAGCAGACGCATCGGATCGCCCGCACGCGCGGTCGGCGAGTCCTTCGTGTGGCAGCAGACCGCTTCGAGGAACTGCTGCACGAGCTTTGGCTGTTCGTCGTTGTACGTAAAGCCCTTGGTGGCCTCACGTCGCCTTTTTTCTGGCAAGGAACGAAGCGAGCTTGCTTTCTTGCTTGGCATCCGGCTCCACCTTTAGCGACGCCCGGGCGGCTGGCGACAAGCCGAAATCCGCCTCCAGTTGCCGCAACTGCTGGGCCAGTTTGTGAGCGATCGAAACCTCTGGCCGCTGGGCGATGTACTTCACCTCGCCGCCATCGTTGAGGATCGGGTAGGTATCGCCTTCCTTCTTCAGTTTCTCGCGCACTGCAAGCCACCACTCCCACGTGTCGCAATACCGGGCGAGCGCCTCGACATCGGCCCGGGTCATCACGCGAACGCCTTCGAGCATCGGGAGCAGTTCACGCCAGCGAGCGGCGGCGACTTCGCCCAGGTGCGGCGGCATGACGATGCCGTCCGCTGGCGGCTTCGGCTCTTGCTTGTTCAGCGGGCGGCAGCCGGGGTTGCCTCGCACGATCTTGAGTTGTGTCGGAGTCGGACGCGGTCCGCGCTTGCCCATGTTTTCGCTCGGTGATTTCAGGCGTGTTTTTGCTGCCACCAGAATCGGCAGCGCGTCAAGCCGCCAGACCTACCCCCAAGGCATTACTTGCAAGCGCCCCTCGACCCCAGAGCAGTTGGTTTTTCTCGTACAAGCCTTTTTGCCTCAAAACCGGCATAGGGGGTGGTGTTTGCTCAAGATGTGGGCAGCGGCCTCGCGCGCGCGAACCTATCGACTCTCGCGGTTCGTCTTCCGCTGATGGCATGACGCGCACAAGCATTGGCCATTCGATACTTCATAGCGGAGGTCTGGCCTGACCTTCACCGGGATCTTGTGGTCAGCGTGAGCCTCGCCTTTGCGGCCACACACCCGACCACACTCGCGACACATATACCCATCAGCCAAGAGCACAGCCTCTCGCCATGCTCGATGCTTGAGGTCGCAATAGCCGCGGGCCGCAGCGTTGGGCCGCTGCTCGCCCAGACTGAAAGCCTTGATCCTTGGAGCCTTGTAGCGTGGCACCCGCAGCGGCATCTCTAGCTCTTGAGGGTCACAATCCCGACAGTGCCAGTGCTGTTCGTGGTGGCACTGCGGATCTGGACAAAGGGCAACGCGAAGACTTCGTCCGGCAGGGCATAGAACCGCCCCTCGGCAGTTGATGGAGCGAGCGTGATGTCGGCAGCGCTACCATCGGTCTTGTAGACGCGACGATACGTGCCGCTCTCCGACGAGGCTCCCCACAGTTGCAGCGTGGCGGCGGCGGTGTTCATCGTGCCAAAATCGGCAATCCCGCCTGCGAAGTCATCCATGCGGATGGTGGTAGCGAGGCTGGATGATGTGTGCAGCGTGATCTGCACTTGGCGAGAGCGCCTGCGAATCTTGATCTCTGACATTGGAACCTCCTGGGCACTGGTCTAGGCCAGCAACGCGGCCGTCTGCCTCGATCCTAGGGCGAGGGGCTGGCAGGCTTGCAGCCCGGCATGGCCCGTCTCTCGCCGCGATAGCGCACTTAGCCTTCCCACTCAGCCGAATGGTATCGGCCGCCGTGGTAGGCGTTGTCGGTGCGGCTCTGCGGCGAGCCGCCATACGAGGCGTAGCCGCCGACAGAGCAGCAGGCCCAGCACCACGGCCCAGTGCCTTGGAACTCCTCCAAGAGATGCAGAGAATCCACCTTCATCTTGCAGCGGCAGCCCTTGCACCACGATTCGTATAGGCCGCCGCGTATGGCCCGCCTGCTAGCCAGCGGCAAGAAGCCTTCCGGTGTTTCGTGCGTGAACTCTGTCACGACCGTCCCTTCGCTCAAGAGCGCAATCTCTTTGCGGTGGCTGGCTTGCTGGCCGCCATTCGCCGCAGTCCGCTCGCCACTCGCCGCAGTGTTCTTACAAACCTCTCCGTTGTCTCTCCGCCATAGCCTTCCCTAGCCTCCGCCTCGTTCGACAGGATTAGGGCCGCCTGCTCCAGCAGTTCGCGGTCGGGCTTCTTCTTTGTCTTTGCCATGCGTCCCTCTCTGCGGCGTGTTGTGCAACTATCCGGCCATTCCGGTGGGTTCGCTCAGACGAGCAGGCTCGTCAATTCGTAGGGGATCAACTGCCGTATTTCTTCCAGAATCGTCGTCGTCTCCTCGCTCGGCTCGCCGTGCTTGAGCGCGGAGCGGCAGCGGTTGTCGATCAACTCCAGCGCTATCAACGCCTCGCGGCCCGCGAGTGCGTACCGATGCTCGCGGGCGTCGTCGGGGTCAGCGAGGTCGAACTTCAGGAGAGCGTGTGCCATGTTCCATATTCCCGAATCTAGATCGCCCAGATTGTACCCGAGATCGTTCGCGAAACGTATCGTTTTCGATATGTTTCGGGCATCCTATTTCGGGATAATTGCCCGTCACGCAATTATTGCGAAATACAAAACCCAGGTACTTGTGTCGAACTACCGAGCCTTCGCTCTTCTGGTGCAAGAGCGCACTTCAGCCTGCACCGACGTACTCATGCGAGAAGCACTGCTTGCCAACGCGGAGCGTTTTGTGCAGGCCGTTGTAGACGCCCTTCCCATTGAACTCCCGTGAAAGCCCATTCTTGCTGGTCGGCTTCCACAACGGCGATCTTGTCCGGTATGCCCCCATTCGCGGGTGTGCGGTTTTGCTGAAATACCTCCTGCCGCGATCTACGTTCTTTTGTGCGACATAGTCCGACAGGCGAACCCCTATTCCAAGCCCTTGGTAATCCGGCAGGACGACCGTCCGGTGTTCCCGCCAAGCATTCTTGACCGTGCCGATTGGCATGGAGAGGCAGCAGGAGAAAGCAACTGTATTGCCCTCCCAAGTCGCCAAGTAGCATTCGGCGGCCGCGTTCATCTGGCCGGTCAGATAATGATGGTGCCGGAAAGTTTCCCACCATGCTCGGCTACATTTATCAACATCAATTGCGATTCGCGGCCGTTGAAGTGACCCCCTTGAGGACATTTCCCCCGTGAGCGTGTCAAACGTCCAGTCGGGGAGGAGCCATTCCGCTATGTCCCTGTGGCAAGACGCGAACACGACGCCCGTCATGGCTCGCTGACGTATATACCTCTGCAATGCGTGGCTGGCAGACTTCGCCACCGTCCGATCTACCACGCTGGAAAACTCATCAAACGCCGTGTCGCTATCAATCGACGCCGCAAGCGAGGCGCGAAACTGCTCGCCGTTGCTGAGAACGTGAAACGGCTTGCACCACGACGGGACGCTGTTCAGGCCAACTGCCGTCAGCCGCTCAATCGCATTCTGGCTGTCGCCAAAATGGCTTGCAATCGCCCTATCCGATAGCCATTCCTTTGGCTGCGTCACTCCGTAGTGTCGTTTGAGGAGTTGGGTTTTCCCACTTCCAGAGGGGCCGACGATCAAGCCGATCGACCAACTGCCGTCACGCTTTGGTGCATTGAATCGCGGAAGCGTGAACGTGCTTGTTCCGTCGAACGAGTAATCGAACGGGCTGCACGCCGCAATGAGAACGTCGTCAATGACAACGGTCGAAGAAAGAGTATCCTTACTCACAGCCTCACTCCTACTAACACTAGGGGTGTGGTCAGAGACCGGCGAGCGGCTGCTACCCGCTCGTCGGTCTCGTTTTTGACCGGCTGCATTCTAGCAGATGGTCAACAGCGCGAAATGCCTTTTCACGACCGTCTCTAAGGTGAAGAGCGCAACTGTCAAGGAATCCTGGACAGTTCACGACCGTATGTTGTGGGCCTAGCGCACCTACGGCGCGACGG